GTTCGGGTTTTTCAGGGAAAACCATAAATACCATTACAGATCCCTTAACTAATTCGACATTGTATTCGGATGGCTGTAATTGTAGTTCTTGTTGCACCAATTCGTTAAATTTATCTACAATATTAGATTTCATAGAATCAAGTTTATCTTGAGTTAATGAAACATTAGCATTTAACTTAAACTTTAAAACATTAAGTTTTACTTTTTCAGTTTCTTCTTGAGGTGGTAATCCGGCGTTCTGATCTATAGGCACCATCACTGATTCATGCATCTTAGGATCAACCATATCATCTTTATCTTGCTGATCTGGCTCATCGACAAATTCCTCGTCGGGAATTTCTTCGTCAACGTAATCATTTGAATAATCAACCATTTCTTGTGTTACTCTAAAACTTTCATTAGTTGGCATTGTGTAATATACGGCAATTATTAGTAAGGCCATCAAAACTACTAAACCTATAAATAAAGATATTTTCAACTCGTCCATTTATAATATACATATAGAAAAAATAAACGGGGTTTAAAATGGTTTGAAATAAACTTGTTATTTAACTATTTAAATATTGTTTTGAATATTTATTTAATTATTAAACATGGTCGATGTTTATGAATCGTTTGAGGATATGGGTTTAAAAGATCATCTCCTTCGTGGAGTTTTTAGCATGGGTTATGAGAGGCCCAGTTTTATTCAATCTAAAGCTATTGTTCCTTTTGTTGAAGGAAATGATGTTATAGCACAAGCGCAATCGGGAACTGGTAAAACCGCTACCTTTTCTATTAGCATGCTGCAAAAAATTAATGAAGATGTAAGAGAAACTCAAGTTATCATTTTGTCTCACACACGGGAACTGGCACTTCAAATTAAGAATGTAATTGAAAGTATGTCTCAATATATGAAAATAACTATTAATCTTAGTGTAGGGGGGACCGCATTAAGAACTAATATTGATGAGCTTAAAAGGCGTCCACATATAATTATTGGAACCCCAGGTAGGGTTTTAGATATGTTATCTAAGGAGATCATAGATAAAAATACTCTAAAAACACTTATATTGGATGAAGCCGACGAGTTACTGTCTACTATTTTCTTGAATCAAATTTACGATGTTTTTAAACTATTACCTTCTGACGTTCAGGTTGGTCTATATAGTGCTACTATGACCCCTGACTTCTTTAAACTTGCTGCTAAATTTATGAGAGATCCTATTAAAATCTTGGTGAAAACGGATGAGTTGACTCTTGAAGGAATTAAACAATACTATATTGACCTAGAAAAGAATGATTTCAAATATGAAACTCTATGTGACCTTTATTCATTAATATCAGTATCACAATCTATTATCTATTGTAATTCGAGGCGCATCGTGGAAATATTGTCTCGCCGTTTGACAAATGATGATTTTTCTGTAGCAATGATTCATGGTGATATGCCTCAAAAGGAGCGTAATAAGATCATGGACGATTTCCGTAATGGTGTTAACCGAGTGTTGATTTCTACTGATCTTCTGTCAAGAGGTATAGATATTCAACAAGTATCAATAGTCATAAATTATGATGTTCCTCAAAGTGTGGATAATTACATTCATCGCATAGGTAGAAGTGGTCGATTTGGTCGTAAGGGCACTGCAATTAACTTTATTACTGAATATGATAAGGCCAAGCTAGTTGAATTGGAACAATATTATTCAACTCAGATTGAACCTTTACCAGAACTTTCTCAACTTAACATTTCATAAATAATTAAAATTGAACTAAATTATTTTTTTTTTATATTTTTAAATCATGGATATCGTAGAAAAAAAGATTGACTACGAAATAGAACAATTTTGGTTTTCATTAAAAACAAGTATGATTAATCTATATGATAAATTGCTTTTTAAGAGACCTATTGATAAGTGGAGCACTAATCTTAATAGTTTACAAAAAAATAGTAATTATAATGAAATAGAGAAGTATATTATTTATTATATTTCATTGTATGCATATGATTTAATGCGATTAAATGATAACTATCATATAAATATCCTATGTTCTAACATTAAAAGATGGGATAAAATATGTTTAAAAAATAAGATATATTGTGAACGAAATAATAAGTATATAAATTTGACATTTGTATTATTAGATATTTATGAATATCTAATGACAAAATATGAAAAATCGGGATATAGTGATATATTCCAAGAAATAGAATTGATATTAGTATTTAATAAATATGATAAATTGTTAGATTATGCATTTTCCAATAATTCTCCTTCTATAATTGATAAATTAATTTTATATGATAATACAATCATAGAATCTATCAATAAGCTTAAGAATACAAACTTTAATTATCCTATAAAAGGAAAAAAGATATTTAAGCTTTTAAATATTAAACTATAAAATGTATCTTGCATGGGATGTAGGAGTAAAAAATTTGGCGTATTGCCTATGTGATTCAGATGGTAATATAAAAAAATGGGATATTATAAACTTGACTAATAAGAAGAACTTCAAATGTGAAGGCTCATTCAAAAATGGAAAACAATGTGATTCTAATGCGTGCGTTTTTGATAGTCAAACAAAGGAATTTTTTTGTAAAAGGCATCAAAAAGAAAGCTCAAAAGATATTTTTGTATGTTTTGACTGTTCTACTAAATGTAAATATATCCACAAAGAACAAAATAAATTTTATTGTGCTAAGCATATGAAAAATAAAGATAAAAGTGAATATTGTGAACTTATCAATAATAAGAATGTTACTAAAACTTCATTATTTAAGTTAGGTAATAATATGGTTCAAAAATTAGATGAAATACCGGAATTATTGGAAGCAACCACAATAGATATAGAAAATCAGCCTTGTTTAAAAAATCCGACAATGAAGAGTATCCAAATGATTCTATATAGTTATTTTTTAATAAAAAATAAAGATAAAAATGTCAGTTTAAATCTTGTGTCTGCCAGGAACAAATTGAAATTTTCAGTCGAAAACGATGAAATCAAAGAAATTAAGAAAATTACTAAAAATTATGAGAAAAATAAAAAACTTGCTGTTGCCTTTACTAAGTATTATCTTAAAGATAATGAATGGCTTACTCATTTCAATAATTACAATAATAAAAAAGATGATTTAGCTGATACATACATGATGATAAGATATAGACTAAAAACTATTTAAGTAAATTGCGTTATTAATGAATTATAACTTTCTTTATATTTGATAATGGATTCTAGTATTCAAATATCAAAAGATAGCGATCTTAAACCTATTATACTTAATGAGGCTCCCATAAATCTTAATGATGATCTTAATATATTATCATCCAATAATGATTTGGACGATCAACTCATGATGAATCCCAATAAAAGATCTCCTAAAACATCTACCAGTGATCCTTTATCCAAACCCTCAACGCCACCGCCACCACCGCTGGATATTAAATTTGAGCCATTAGAAATTAAATTAGACGATACCTTGAATGATGTTTTTAAATTAGATGAACCTATTAAGCCTATGGGCGACTTACCTAATCCATCAACATCAGTGCCGTCTTTTGACCCCATTATTCCACCACCACCAACAAATAATGATTTTTTTGTTCCTAAACCACAGAAAGTAATGCCTTCAAGAAAAGAAAAGTTCGAATTACTATGTAATTTGGAACGTCTTGAAAAAAGAGGTGTTAAGCTCTCTAAGAGTTTCAATATGGATTCTGAATATGAAGAAATGAAATATGAATATGATAGAATCAAGAGCTCAAGAGAAGTAGATCGCAGTGTTAGATTTCAGAGGAAAATGTTAGTAGCTTTTACTACTGCTATTGAATTTATGAATGATAAATTTGACCCATTTGACGTGCAATTAAACGGTTGGTCTGAGAGCGTCCATGAAAATATAGGTGATTATGATGATGTATTCGAAGAATTACACGAAAAATATAAGACAAAAGCCAGTTTACCTCCAGAACTTAGATTAATATTCATGCTGGGTGGTAGTGGCTTCATGTTCCATTTGACAAATTCTATGTTTAAAAATGTCATGCCGGGTATGGGTGACATTATGAAACAAAATCCTAATTTGATGACCGATTTTGCTAAAGCGGCGGCTTCATCTATGAAAACTAAGGAACCTGGTTTTGGCGGTCTTATGGAAGATATTATAGGAGATATGGGTGAAAAGAGAAAGGCTAATTCTAGACCCGAAATGAACGGACCACCTAATATTGAAGATATTCTTAAGGATGTAGGAAATTCATCTACTGCTATAAATATTGACGACTTTTCTAATTTCAGTGAAAGTGATCTAGAAGGCACAAAGGGAATACAAATTAAACGCAATAATAAAAATAAGAGACAACTTGATTTAGATTTTTAATTTTTTTTGTTTTGCAATTCATATAATTCTTTAATTTTTGTAGCTTTCATGTAATCTTCTTTTGAAATTTGTTTGAAAGTCTTATTCTTTTTTATGATGCAATACTTAGAATTTTCGTTGAATAAATTACTTACTAAAATAACAAATACACCAGTCAATATTAGTGATACAACAACATCGCGAGTAGCAATGAAACATACTGTGAAAATAATAAATCTTCTAAATATTTTGTTAGCCATAATTTCTTCTTGTGTTTCCGAAAGTTCCATCATGATATACTTGGAACCAATATTTAGCATAATCATAGCTATACCTGCCATATACTTACTATTATTCAAATTATTAATTAATTTATTAAGTTTATCCATTTAATATATTATTATATTATTATTCACTATAATAATCAATAAATCCTTCATTAATTTCTTTAGAATTAACATCACTAAGTGAAATATATAGTAATATTAATAATATTCCAACTAAGTAATTTTCTAATATAGTGAATATTAAAAGTAGTAATACTAATAATTTCAAGTATATATTACTATTTAATATGTTAAATGAAAATTTATTGATTTTTGGAGCATAAATGACTAACAATGATAAAACTATTGTTAATAAATGATGAATGAACATTTTAATATAATATAATATATTAATGGAAACACTTAACATAAAAAATTTAATTTACAGTTTTATAGATTATTTTTCCAGTAAAGGACTGAGAGCCAAAGAAGAAGGAACTTTTGTTGTAGAATATTTGATGATCCTATTAGCATTATTCTACTTCATAATAGGGTTTTTACCAGCATTACCCTTTATATTTATGATGGGTGCTATGATTGCTACTACTAAATGGTTCATATTAAAATTTAGAACACTATAAGTTTTTTATAAATATATTATAATATGGATACATTGAAAAACATGAAAAGTCGATTATTTAATAAAAAATCTATAGGAGAATCTGATGGAAATGATGCAATAGATATGGCATCTTCTACAGCTCCAGAAAAAAGTGGAAATACAGCGTCGGCTGGAGAAATAATAATTTTTGCTATAACACAATGTCTAAAAATTTTAATCTTGTTTGTAGGACTAGCATTATTTATTATTATGTTACCTATATTTCCTTTCTTATGGGTGTCATATAAAGGATTCCATGGAAAATACGGAATAATAAAATTATTTAGGGAGAATTACAACGTTTATCAATTATAATTTTCTTTTTTAATATTAAATATGCCCTTTGCAACAATTGATGAAGCCTGGGGAAATGTAAAACCATATATAAATACTAATCCTATATTGGAAAAAGGTCATGATAAAATTGTAGAAATAAAACCAAACTTAGAAACTGTAAGAGTTAAGCCAGAATTTCAAGTTGAAAACGAAATAGAAACCATAAATAATAAATATCAATCTTTGGAAGGACGAATAGATAATAGTGTATATAATCTTAAAGAAGATATAAGAAGACTTAATACTAAAATAGATTCACTATTAAATAATAGAAAAATAAATGTTTCTCACAATGAAGATTTTGTTAAGAAAAATATGAATGATATTATTCTCTATATGATTTTCGGATTAATTGTTATGTTGGTATTAGATATAATATTTAAACTAGCCAAGAATAAACTAGGAAAATAAGTTAGATGTTTTCTTTTTAAAAACATCAAGTGTTTTATTATCATAAACAAAATTATTTGTTTGTTTAAAATCAGTTATAGATTTAAATTTCTTTTCTTGTTTTTGAAGTGTTTTAAAATTTTTAGGATTCTTTTTTCCTTCCCATGATATAAATAATATATTCGGATTGAAAAATTTTACATCAAATCCATTTGTTGATAATGATTTTGCTATAAATATTATACAATTGTTAACGTCATAAAGAGGAGAACCGTAAATGTATGGAGGCACAATAAAAAAACAATTTTCAGGTGTTGAGGGTGATTTTGCCACATGTTTAATACGTTGGTGACATTTATTCAACACAATTTCATAAACTTCGTTCTTATGTTTAATTTTTTGAGTTTTTTCTTTACGCAACTCGTCTATATTTATCATTGATGTCATTAATATATATTTATGATTTTTTTTTACCTTTTTTACTCTAATGAATGTCTACATATAGGGCAATTCTTAGCCCACTTTTTAATACAGTCTTTATGGAAAACATGTCCACATTCCAATTTGGTATATTTAAATCCAATTTTATCCAAACAAATTGTGCATTCAGTATTTAATTCTTTATCGTCAAATATATTGTTAAAAATTTTAGGCTTTTCATCATGGACTACTACAACAACTAAGTCATTGTTTCGATGTCGGTTATCCATTTTTATTAAGTTTTTGATAGTTGAATAGGCTATACAAAATATAGATGGTATCACTATAATTGCTACTAAAAAAGGTGTATTAAGTTTATTTTCATCATGAGAATCTTCCGGAATGATAGTTGTAGTATTCATTTTTTTTTTATAATGATAAATTTCTTTTTATTCACAATCAATTTTATTTGGATGTTTAATCTATTTAAATTTAAATTTTATGGTTAATATAATGGTAAAAACTTTGGTGTTATCCGGAGGAGGATTAAAAACTATTTCCTTTGTAGGTGCTTTTAGGTATCTAGAAGAATTAAATTATGATTCAAAAATTAATAAGGTAATAGCTAATTCCGGGGGTTCTATTTTAGGTTTTTTATTCATATTAGGATATAAATCAAATGAACTTTCTATTTTTTTTCAAAATCTAGATATATCAAAACTCTTTGTTTTAACAGCAAATAATTTATTAAATTTTGGTAGTAATTATGGTATAGATGATATATCAAGAATAGGAAACATAGTTAAGAAGTTTCTTCAGAAAAAATATTTCGTGGATGATATAACTTTTGAAGAATTATATGAAAAAACAGGGAAAAAATTTGAAGTAATAGGCACTTGCTTAAGCACTGTTAGTTGCGAACATTTTAATTATGAAAGAACACCAACTATGTCTGTTTTGACCGCCATTAACATTTCATTCGCAATACCATTTTTATTTAAACCGATTTTTTACAACAATAAATACTATGTTGACGGTGCATTAACAAATAATTTTCCTATTGAAAATTGCCTTAATGATAATAGTGAAACAATGGCTATAATTATTTATGAGAAAAATGAATTCATAAAAATTAATAATATAGAAGACTATGTAGTAACTGTTTTAAAAACAAATTTTATTAAACAAGATAACGATAAATACATAAAATACTATGATCTAACAGTAGAATTATGTTTTGAAATGAATCCTGTTAATTTCAATATAGACAAAAAGGTAATAAAGGAAATAATTGATATTGGATATACAACTATGAGAAAAAAAATTCAAGATAAATTTTCATATATGCTAAAAACACCTATATTATTAATTAAACATTCTGTTTGAGCCATACTTAAACATTCTGTTTGAGCCATACTTAAACATTCTGTTTGAGCCATACTTAAACATTCTGTTTGAGCCAATTAGAAACTCCCGATGCAGTTCTAGAACCGGTGTATTCTTCTACTGTATTATTAGCATGTAATTTTACAGTTGGGAAACCTTCAATATCTTCTTTTTGGGGAACATCTGGATTAGCGTCGCAATCTACTTTTTCTACTTTAACAGTCTTACCATTAACTTTTTGTGAATCTCCAAGTTTTTCCCATTCTTTAATGAATGAAGAGCAATGAGGACACCACGGAGCGAAGTAAAGAACAATTTTCATTTCATGACTATCGTCTTCATCGTGAGCACTGAAATTTTCTGATGATCTAGTGTAGTTAACGTAGTGTCTTATTAAAAGGCCAATAACCACAACAAGAAGCACAAAGATAACCATATTTTCTACCATATTTCTATCAACTTTAGCAAGCATTTTATTAACATTCATCTTAGATTTAACCATAATAATATATCAAAAGAAATTATTTTGATAAGTATTCTGGATTGTTTATATAAAATGTTTCTCTTGAATATCCATTTTTAATGTCATCTATATTTTTATTAATTGTTGAATAGATATTAGTGTGACCTATTTTGGGATCATCAATAGTAATATCACTTAAAAATTTCAATATATCATATGTTTTGTAATATAATTTGAATAATTCAAATGGTGTTATTAGTGTGTAATATATATCCTTAATAAATGTATATGTGTGATATTGATACATATTAAAAAAATATTGCTTATGATTTTTATCTTTCGTATTGTTTTCATCTATACAGTTTATTATATTCTTTAATTCAGCCAATTTATCATCACTGTTATAATAAATTTGTTCTTTTAGAGTTTTCTTTAATATTGCTATCAAAGTTGCAAACAAACCTATAAACCATAATGTATTTTTAGTTGGTATTAAATAAAGATTTGTCAGAACATTCTCATTAATAATTGATACGAATATCAATATAATAAAAAATGAGCTCAATATAAATATGAATAATTCACTAATAGTGCTTATCACTTTTATAGGAAATTGATTATTATACACACTTGCTATTTCATATGACTTTTGTATTTTTTCGTGAAACTCGTGATATAATTCATTGTAATTCCGATATTTCCATTTTGCATAATAGGTCCAATGCTTGGATGAGATTAGCGATGGATTATTATAAAATTTTTCACCATATTTGAATAGATTACGTAGGCACATAAAAGGCATTAATAATGGCATCAATATAAAATTCAAAATGGAAATAGCTAATATCTTACCTTGAACCTTTTTCACAAAAATCTCATTCAAATATATAAAATTTCTATTATATTTATAGTCATTAATAAATATAGGATTTATAAAACAATATGTTATGTTCCATTCCATAAGAGGACATAAATGCTGTATATCTATAATATCTTTATCGATCAATGATATAAAATAATTATCTTGAATAGTAATTTTATTGTTTATGTAATATACATTAATATCTTCATTTTTATAGAGAGTGTGAAATTTATTCACTATTTTTTCCCATTTATAGTTTATTAATTCTAGATCGCTGATTTCCAATATATTATTATAGAAATGTTTGATATATTTGTAATTATATACTGAAGATATCAAATAACCTATTTTAGTCATTAGATAAAAAAAATATATCACTACTAACATTGCATTATTCAGATTTAACTTAAACATATTTTTCATATTTACTATAGAACTTAATTGAGTAGGCGAATCTATCATAAATAATTTCTCCCAATCTACACATTTCATCAAAAACAATGTGTAAAAAAGAACAAATGAATTATTTATTATGTAGACAAGTTGTTCTGATATAATATTGTAGTAACCCTGGTGTATATAGTAATGATAAAGTTTTTTTAAAAAGGGTTTCCGGAGATAATATGATTGAAGCTCTTCAACTGATAGATTTACCAGCGATTCCATTTTTATATTTTCTTATTTTTTTTTCTTTAGGCTGTTCAAATATTATTCTCCATAATTTAGTATTTTTCAATACAAGAATGTATAAGAAAAAATATGCAATTAATATCAATAAAATAGTTGCTATATTTACTATTAAAAAAAATGTTATTGAGTTAGACATAAAAACTATAAAAGAATAAATATTTAAATAATTTAAATATCAATATCAGAAGGCATTTGTGCCACTTTAGTTTTACCAGATAATATATAAATACTATTTTGAGTCATGATTAAATAATCATTATCACTTTTGTAAATATTCTCTACTTGTGATGTATGTTCTTCTTTGTTTTTATAGATGATTTTGTTATTATCACTTACGCAAATGTAAACTTTGTTTTTGCATGAATCAAGGTAGAAATACGTTTCGATTGGTAAATACCCACCTTTGATTGATAATTTAAAAGCTTGTGCTAAGGTTTTAGCCGAAGGCATAGAAATTGAATCTTGTGAACTCATATAAAAAAAATTATCAAAAAAAAAATGAATTTTAACCTCACTTAATCATCGAATCAAATTTCGCCGCAACATAATTAATACTTTTTAAGATTTTTCCTGTTGATTGATTATACACAATATAGCGCGTTTTATCATCTGATAGTCTATAATCTGGACTATCATAGCGCGTTTCATTATCTCTATACCATAAAACAGTTTCTTCAGCTTCTGCTTCATCTTTACAAACTTTAGACATATTAGAACTATGCACTATATCAAATGACATATTAAGATCTATTTTATAGAAATGTCCTAATCTATATGTAAAATCTAATATTTCTACTGATAATCTAACAAAATTATTGTATTCCTTATTTTCTATGCTAATCTTCAATTCACTCAGTAAATTTTTTAATATATTTAAGTAATCATTACCAGTTTCAGATTCATAGAATCTATCTCTTTCCCCTTCATATTGTTCAACAACATCTTCTTGACAATTTTCAAAAAGTGTCTTTGAAATAACTTTATCATCACGCAATTCGAAATAACAATCATTTATATCATAGCCAAATGAAGAAGCGGCGCCATAAACTACATAGAGAATATCTGTAAGTGCATCAATAACTTCTATAAAATCATGAGTTACATATGCATCATTAAGTTCTCCTATTTCTTCTTCTATCAAAGAATACCTAAGATTTACTAATTTAGGATCTGAATCAAATAAATTATTTTGTCTTGTGTCGTAATGCGGTAATCCGAATGTTTTGTTAAACTCAACTACTTTATCAAAATTGGTAGCCATAATTGTTTTAATAAATTGCTAATTAGTTTAAGTATTTTTTCTTAAAATATATTAATGTATATCATTCTTGGATTACCAAGTTGTTTCTATTGCAAGGCAGCTATGGCATTATGTCAATTTAAAAGGAAAAAATTTCTTTTCATCGACTTATCAAAAGAAGCCAATAAAAATGTCTGTAAAAAAATGAATAGATATATACCTAAATCATACAAAACCGTTCCTAGAATTATTAGTGTTTACAAAAATAAATATAACTTTTTGGGAGGTCACAATGAATTAAGAACTAAACTTAAAATGGGGGGTAAATCAAAAAAGAGAACAAAAAAAGGTAAGTGTTCTCCTAGATATACAAGAAAAAATACTAAAACATGTTATGATAAAAAAGCCTTAGTTGATTTGATTAATTCTTACAATCATATCAATATTCTTGAAAAGATAAATTTTGACCCCAAAGAAACCGTTGATTCACTATGGGAAAAATTAGATGATAAACTATCGTTCAAATGTGACGACGAAGCTTGTTGGAGTGTAGAGACCAATAATAATTCTATTTTGAAAGAAGTTTTCAGACCATATAAACCTAATTCATGGAATAGGAATCCTAGAGAATGGTTATCGACAAATGATATAGATAATGTTTTAAATCAATATGAAAGGCAAAATCCCACATTTAAATATTTAGGTTGTATTCCTATTGATTTCGATACTAAGATTAATGATGTATGTGTTGATAGGACTCATTGTAGTTTTGAATTAAAAGATCATATAAACAAAGATTATATAGCCAGTGTTTACAATTTGGATAAACACACCGAATCAGGTTCTCATTGGGTATCGTCTTTTATTAATAATCCAAAACGTGAAATATACTTTTTTGATTCTGTTGGAAGATCACCTCCGGAAGAAGTATCTAAATTTGTTGAAAGAATTCAAGAACAGTCTAAATCTATATTTGGCAAACCATACAATTTTAAATACAATGAAGTTTCACATCAAAAAGAAGATACAGAATGTGGCATTTATTGTCTAAATTTCATTGATTCAATGTTAAGAAACACGGATTTTGAATCTTACATAAACAATATTCAAGACGACGATTTGATGTTTAAAAATAGAGAGATATATTTTTCATGAGTTATTATTTAAATAAATAATTTCTATGTAATATACTAAACTATGAATACTAATCCATTCACAAAAAATACTTATTTGATTGACTACTTGAATAACAATAGAAATAGTTTAAATTCTATGCATCATAAACCATTAGATTTCATTATTGAAAAAATAAAGTCACAAAATACAGCTATTTTATCATTTAGTGAACTTGAAGAAAAACTTGTTGAAATCAATTTCGGCACACCAGAAAGTCCAAATAACATGAAAATAAATAAATTACCTGTTGAATTAAGAGAATATTTAGAGGTCCAAATAAAAAACCAAGCCAAACATAGATTTATAAAAATACATTTGGAAACTATAAATAAAAGTGAATTACCTTATTCTTCTAAAGAAAGAAAATATATTGAAAGTTTTGTGAAAAAAATAGACGTCCAGAAAATAAGCTATGATAAAACAAGTGGATTATTCACATTCCTTGATTCTGTAATTGAACCATTTATAGATGCAGTAAGAAAGAAGTGTGCCAATAGTGAAGCCGAATTATCTCAACAGATTTCTTTCAAAGATTGCGATGATAGATTAAAGAGAGAATTGATGGAATTATATAATGAAGTCGAGACCTCTAATGATTACAATAAAGGTTTTTTTGCCCGACCCCAAAATTCTCTTGATATAGAAGTATCCAAACCTACTTTTAATGACTTTGTAAAAACACAAAATTTGAATAATGCTAAAGAATTCATTGATAATCAATCTGAAAATCCTTTAGAAGCATTCCAAGCATCTACTGAATCTATAAATGATTTCTTAAATAACAATACTCCTACTCAAGCTTACGATCAAAATGATACTGTTGATTTAAGAGCTGTTGGAAATCTTGGTTCATCCGATCCTAACTTTACAGATTGTGTAGATCCAGATGCTCCTTATTTCACATCAAATTTCAAAACTAGAACAAAGCAAAATCATTTACTAGTTCTTGATGTATATCCTGATGATGATGCACCTGTTTTTCCATTAGCTATTACCAGCATGAATATAGATTTAGGAGAAAACCTAATCATATCACGTGAAGCCGATATGCAGCTTGAGTTCATTAATTTACATGGTATTCAGGGTAATTCTACTATTGCTTCTCGCCTATCAATTGAAAACTACCACGGATTAGTATTGAATATTACAGAATTGACTAAATACTTCAACACATTCTCAAATCGTAGTGACTTAAAAAATAGATTTTATATTCCTAACGATACATATGGATATCAAGATCAAGAAGATATTAATGATAAAATCATTGTTTCTGGCACTATATCAGGATATACTAACGATGCCAATGATACTATAGTATTAGCTCCAAATGGTGGAATAAGCGCTACTGACGATTTCTATAATGGTTTTTTCCTTGAATTTACAAGCGGTAACGCTCAAGGGGAAGTGCTAGCAATTACCGAT